GTTGATTGAGGGCTGTTTGCGTTTCATTGAAAAGGGTTTGCACATTAATACGATTAGCCTCGTTGAGAGTAGCAGTGTTTGCCGTATTGATCTGACGACGCCATTGAGTATTCGACTGATCGATTGCAAACTTCATATTCGCGTTGAATTTCTCGCGTGCATTTCGTAACTGAGCGTTGAACTCCTTGTACGCATTCTCTTGATTGACGTTAAACGTGCGTATAGCCACGTCGCGGCTAATGTTTTGCTGATCGATTTGCACTCCGAGTTCTGCAAAAAACTCCTCAACTTGAAGTTCGTTCTTTGCATTTAATTGAAGTCGTGCGTTTTCCGCCGCCGCATCTGCAAGAGCGGCCTGTGTGATCGCACTATACTTGAGGGAGTTGCTCTGTTGCTGTGCGTCGAGTTCTTTGAGATCGATAGAAAGGAGAGCCTGTGCATTAGAAATTGCTGCTTTTGTACGAGCATCAGCGTTTTGTCTGTCCATTGTAGCGACTTGTAAGGCATTTTGCAGAGCGGCTTGTTGCTGATTGTCCAAATTCTTCATCTGGATTGCGCCGTACATCTGAGCGTCTTGAGAAGCGACAGATATACCCGACTCCATCACTTGTTGTGTGACGGCTGCTGCAGCCATAGATGACGATCCAAGACCACGCTGTTGCATAAGTGAGACAGCTTTACGAGCAGGTCCGGATGCCCATGCCGGGAGGGGCTTTCCGTCTTCGATACCCTGAAATAGTTCACTCAACTGATACTGAACAGTAGCTCGTTGATCTAGCTCTTGCGTGGCTGCTTTAGCCATCGCCCCTTGAGACAGACGTTGATTAGATATATCATCTAAGTCGATAAGATCATTAACTGAAAAGTCTGACTTTGCACCAACAAATTCTTGTTCTTGAATTTCCGGAAGACTCTGTGCTGCAGCATCAATCTGACCCGCACCCTCAAATTTTGCAGGCATTTGCAAGGATGCGACACTATCAGGGTCTATAGTCGTAGGAGTGACAGCTTCAGGACGATCTTCAACTAAGACGCCCTCTGTTGTAAGTTGCTCCTCTTCTGCCGGTCCTTGAAGAATAGGCGTGACTTTAGTAGCATCTGTGCCCACTTTACTCGCAAGTTCTGTGGACTTATCTTGAGCTAATTGTGACTGAGGTGGTATTGCCATTGTTACCTAATTCCCATAAATACGGAGACGACCATCGCTACGACTAAAATCGTACTCCCCATGATCATTGCTTCTAAGCGCCACATACGTTTGTCAAGGCTGTCTAGCTTCCCGTGAACCAGTTCTCGAAACATGGCGCATTCTTTCTCGTGCGCTTCGAGTTGCATCTGGGTCTTCAGTGCGGGTTCCATTGCCTGTTCCATTTTCATACTAGCTTGCATTTAGGCTACGACCTATTTCGTACAGATTTGTTCCGTCCGAGAGGAATGTGAAAATGTCTTTGGCACTCGCTGCCGTTGTCAAGGTGGGAGTTCTACCTGCTGCCCACTTAAAGACTGCATTCCAAGTGCCTGTGCGTGAACCCGTGCTGTCTTGCTTCACCATTAGAACGTACACACCACCGTCAACTTGATTGGTAGGTGCGCCAAAGGTACGGTTGCCACCGAGTTCGACGCTAGTCACCTGATTGCTAGATACGTCCCACGCGATTGTAGATGCGTCAGTCAGCGTAGTGGCGTTGAAGTTTTGTGTTTTGGTGAACTCCTGCGCTTTGCTGTCGATGATCACGTTGCCTGTTGCGTCTGGTAGAGTGATTGTACGATCTGCTGTCGGGTCCGTTACGGCAAGGGTGGTTTCGAAGTCATCGGCTGTGGAACCTTCAAACACAATATTAGCGCCGAACGAGCTATCTACCGCAGCTACCTCCGTGTCAACATACGCTTTGATAGCCTTAGCAGAAGCGAGTGTAGTGTCTGTGCCAGCTACGGATGATAGGTCTGTATCGAGGACTCCTGACTTGAAGTTGTCTACTTCGATGTTGGACACAGTATTGTTATCAACGTCGATTGTTTTGTTAGTCAGGGTCTGCGTAGCACTTGCGCCTACAATCTCTTGATCACTGCCAGCAGGTAGAGTCAGAGTGTTTGTAACACCTGCAGAGTGAGGCTGTGGCTGTAGAGTTTGAGCGTGTGCGTTGCTAGATTCGCAGTAAAACTTGACCTGCGAACGCGAACCCGTCCCGGTGCGAATGTCAACCAAGCCATCCGACACACTGACGCCACCGGACGACCCGTCTCCGTCTATATTTACTTTGCCGTCACCATTTGGCACGATACCAATATTGCCGTTGGTATCTGTAGAAGTAATCGAGTTGCCGTTGATGTTAATATTGTCAACATCGAGATCGCCTGTAATATCGGTCGCACCTGTAATTGTGGTTGCACCTGTAATATCGGTCGCACCCGCGATTGTGGTTGCACCTGTAATTGCAAGGGTGCTGGTGTCGATAGTGACAGTTGTCGATGCGTCGATATCTACAGTAGGGGCGACGATTTCAAGCTCTGTGTCCGCATCTATGTCGAGCTTGCCATCCGCTGTCGATCCGATAGTCAGGGCCGAGTCACGGAACTGCAACTCCATAGCTGCGTTGAGAAGCAGGCCTGTGTCAGCAACGTGTGTAAGGTTTACGTCGTCATCCGCGCCAAAGTTCAAGACGGCAGCATCAGAGCGAAGGAACACATCGTCCGGAGCTATCACATCATCGTCTTGCAGGGTGAGTGCGGTAGTCAGGGCTTCTGCGTTGCCTGTCTGGAAGACGAGTTTTACATCGTCTCCACCAGTGTCATCGAGGCTGTCCACTACGATAGCGTCAATCTTTGCAACGTCTACACCCGACTGCTGCGTATCTAAGGTCTCAAAAACAATAGAACCAACACTATCCGCCGCAAGCATGTCGGTAGACGTGTTGGTTAGAGTGATGACAGGCGCGTCGTTTTTACGAACATTTAGGTTGACGAGATACGCGTTGTTCCACAGATAGGTAGTAGAACCCAGATCAAAGGATGCGTTTGTCAGCGGCTGCAGATGCGAACCCACACCGTCTGCAGAGCCGTCAGAAGCAGCTACGATAAGACGATCAATATATGCAATACCGTCGAGATACAGGTCTTTGAACTCGGCAGAAGACGTACCAAGATCGATACTGTTGTCACCGCTAGGTGTCAGGGCTGTCGTTGTTTGCTCTAGCTGTTGGGACGGTCCTAGCTTGCTAACAGGTCCACCATCCCCACTGGTAGAGCCGTCGTGTGTGTGACCGGACGATACGTTAAATGCCGCTTGGATGGCGTTAAATTCACCATCGAGAGGCGCAGCGTTGATTACGTTGCCGTCTGCAATCTGGTTCGTCGTATCGTTACGAGTATAACCTGCCATCGTTAATTACCTTCTTCCGTATTGCCCAAACTCTATCACTGCAGCATCGAGAGAGAACGGAGGGCTTGTGCCGCTCGACTCGAACTGTAGCGACACAGTAAATCCGGAGCCTTGTGTTTGTGTGTCAAAGATAGATTGGAGAGATTCTCCGCTATAAGTTGCTGTTCCAAATTTTGCCCCCGGATCACCGAAGATAAAGATTCCCCCTGAACTAGAGGTATTGCTTAGAGTAATCGTATCAGGTTCGATGACCCCGCTTTCACTAAGATCGTACTTGACGTTGAAGTCGAGATCGACTGTGCCCTGCGGGTCAGTGTAGATTGTAGCACGATATATAGTCTTTCGTGTTCGGGGGTCTGTAATCGGAAAGAAGGGCGTCGAGAAACTAGCTGTGATATCGGACCCATCGAAACTATTACCGGACTCCATCTGATAGACGTATCCGTCGTCGTTTGCAAAGAGTGCAACCTCCGTCTTTCCGGTGTATGTAGAGTCTGCAACGAAGGCTTTTATTCCTGTAGTTTCAGACCAGTTTATATCTGTCCCTTGTGCGCCTTGCAGTTGAGTCCCGATGATACCCTTCGAAGCTGCTGCTGTCGTTGTCGATGCGAATCCAAAGATGCGATACTGCGACTTCTCTCGAATCGTCAGGGACGAAAAGGATGTGTTACCGGTTGTGAGAGCAACGATCTCTTTTTGTACCGGCTTTGTGATTGACGCCAGATTAAAGTCTTCGTTTCGTTCTGTCCCAGCGACTGTGCGTAAGCCATCCGGACCCAAGAAGATAACGTCGCCTGATATTTCTTGTGCCGTGTCGTTTACAACGCAACCTATATTGTCTGTAATCGGCTGCATCTGAAAATCTGCAACGCTGTTACCAACGATGCGTGATATACGATCTTCAGAGAAAATAATGAGCTGTTCACGGAAAACAATTAAGTCGGTTATAGTGCTGCCTACGTTGATTATACCACCGCCTGATGCTGCTGTAAAGTCATCATCTTCGAACGGCGCAGAAAACACAAGGTTTTCGCCTTTTGCAGCAAAGATGTGTTCTTTAAATTCTACTGCGTGGGTGGCACCCTGTAGGTCTGACGGTCCAGAAAGTTGTGACAGATCAGAAGCAGCAACCCCTGCAAGTATCAGCGGGTAGCCTATACCGTCAACAATGAAGAGTTTGTCGTTACCGTCGAAATTATACTTGCAAAAGCGTACACGTGATGTATTCGTACCGAGAGTCAGTGATGTCGAAAGGTCTGTCCACGCTCCTGATCCACTTGCACCTGCAAAAAGTTTCGGATCGCCGGATGTCTGGTCACGTGCTGTAATCGCCCTGTCTCGAAAGAACGTAACTCCTAAGATATTGTTTTGTCCGGTGACTATGTTTGAGTTAAACTTTGAGAACCCTTCGATACGACGATAACCACCCTCTGTGGACGCCTCGAAGTTGATAAGGTTACGTGCAGAACCCGGCGCGGCACTGCCGTGCTGCAGCGGACTAAGGTTGCTGATAAGACCCCCACGAAATTCAATGGGGTACGTCTGCCAACGATCCGGCATGTCAGGTTGCCCTTACATAGTAATTTTCATTTACAAGTATCTTACGCATGTTTTTCATGCCTTCATCAAACTTGCTTTTTGATATTGATGCCATCTCCATGTTGTCACGGAACATGTAGCAGTAATACATAGCACCATCTACAATGACATATTTATATGGTTCTGGTATCATAGGCACATCATCGTGCAGAGACAAATTAACGGGGTGTAGGAAATACTCATACTCGATCCTGTACGCTTTGTCAGGCATGGGTATGATGCCGAAGTAGCCGTCTTGTGATCTAAATACAAACTCGGGTACGCCACCCTTTGTAGTATCTGTTTCATCCTCTTGATCTATGTAGCGATCTACGTATTCCACGTAGGTAATCTTACGTAACTTACGTGCCCTGCCTACGTCGAGGCTTGTGTCTCGCTTCACTCGAAACGTATCAAAGTCTACATACTTAGCCTCGTCCGCAAACGAGTAACGAGTCTCTCCGGCAACCAGTGTGATTTCATCTGAGTTGTGATTGTAGGGCCAGTACAGATAGTACTGATTGATGTCACGGATAGAAGAGTTCACTGCATCTTTGATAGTCCCGTAAAAACCTTTTGCAGTAGAGAAATTAGTAGATGTGAGTTCTGTCTCGTTGAGACGACGAGCAACGCTGTTGACGAGTTCGAGGTAATTGTATGTCATTAGTTACGCTCCCTTACTCGCAGATTGATTACTCGTTTCGTAACGATAGCAGCAGTGGTCTTAGCTGACGTGCTTGTTGTAATCTCGCAAATTAGTTTGTTGTCCACATTTGCTGTGCCGCCTGACAGCACAATGGTAGCCGTCGTACTGGTGTTCGCAATACGATTTACAGTCATGCCGTTGATCGTATCCGAAGCAGATAGGTTGCTTGATTCTGTGCCGTCAGTTTGTATAAAGCGCCACGCAACAGACGCAATAGTCAGCGTATCTAAGTACCGGGACCAGTCTACAGTGTAGTCTAGCTGTTCATCCGGGTCTTTGTCGGGCCATCGTAATGACATTTTATGCTACCTTTGCTAATCTTTGTGCGTCTTGAGGCACAGATACGATTCGGGGTTTTTCTGCAGATACGAGGGCAGTTCGCTGTTTATCTTGGGCAATATAAATAACATGCTTACGTTCGTAGAGCGTTGCATCAAAGAAGAAGGATCGGAATCCGTCTGCAGTGACGGCTGCTTGGCCCGATACGGATGCGGTCCCTAATAAGCGACGGGTTGCTAGTCCTGTAATCGATGCAGTGCCAACTACAGAGACCGTTACAACCACTGTCCGAACACCAGTGGCTGTGGCTGTCGTTGCGCTCGATACGGATGCGTCTACATTGTGAATTCGTACTGCCGCGCTGGATTGAGAGGCAGTGCCGCTGACGCTGCTTGCGCCGTTCCGAACGCGGATTGCACTTCCAGATACGGTCGCCTGACCGGAAACAGAAGAACTGGCACTAAAGACAACTGTCGAGGATGCGGAAACAGCCGCCGTACCCGAGATAGATGCCGAGACATCCTTGACCCTGACTGCCGCCCCGGTAACCGTGCCCGTGCCTGATACGGAGCTTGCGCCCTCCTGTACCCTGATTGCCGTTGCGGAAACTGTACCCGCACCTGACACAGAGGATTCTGCGACGGCTCGTAGGGCTGCAGAAGACGACGCGGTTGCCTGACCAGATACAGAGCCAGTAACAGGAGCGAGGAGTGTAGCCGTCGCCGATACAGTCGCTGTCCCGGATACAGACGCTGCGGCAGTTTGGATGCGAATACCGCTGGCCGATACTGT